GGAGAGTCGTCCTGTGTGGCATAATCTTCTACAAACGAACCGTAATCTGAATCTTCCATGTCATTGTACTTTCGGTTTAATCGCACCGACTAGCGGTGCCGCCCAGTCTTCCCATTTTTCGTAAACGTATGGGCCGGGGATACCTTCGTTTGTAAATATATCAATAGCCTTTAGCCCCGCACCCCACTCTTTCCAATCAGTGGTGGCCGTTGGAATTGCCAATTGCTGTCCAGCATACGCCTCGCACATCAGCGAAGCCCACGAATCAAATGTGTGAAACCGTGGGTCATATACAAGTGCTAACGCCATTACACTGGCCTTACGTCGCCAATATCGGCGCTCATCAATACCTTGCCCAACTGATAATTTCCACCTTGCACGTTGCTAGTAAAAATCAATCGAATCTCTCGACGCTGTTCCCTCATGTCAATTTTGCCAGTGTCTGGCTCAAAATAATAGGGGTCTGACGTTACATCTTGAGACTGAGCATACGGCCTGCCAGTGACTTGGAAAGTCATAGTTCCGCTTTGAATAAAATCAGGCTCAATGCGCTCAAGGTTAACCGCCACGTTGTCACCAACCAAAGAAGCCTGTGACGGGCCACCAGCCACCCAACCAAGGTCAGATGTTTGGAAAGAACTTTCAATTGCGTTTGATGTGGTATCAATCACCTCATCAGTACCAATCTCGTGTTGCCACAGAATAACTTGACCAGCCTTGGTGTTGAAAGTTGCAACCACGGTTGCCGATGTGGTTGCCGCCGCGCTGATCGTGACATCGTAATAACCAGCAGTTGCGCTTGGTTTAATTACGATCACTTGTGTTCCTGTTGGAATGTTGCTGGCAATTACCACCTGACCAACAGCAATCTGGTTGTTAACGGGCACCTTGATAGTTGTAGTTGAGTTGGTAATTACGCTGGCGCTAAAAATTAAAACTTGCTCACTCAATGTCGTACCAGCGGCAATTGGGTAATGGAACACTTGAGAAAAGTAACCAGCAGATCGAGTTGCGCCAACAGCGCCACCTGCGTCGTACCAACAATCTTCACGAATGTTGTAAATGATGCAGTCGTTGCATTCTGTTGATGTACCAGATGGGAAGAACCACCAAATTTCACCAAAACGAGGAACTTTTTGCGCCCACACTTTTTGACTTTGAGTGTAATTCAAATTGTCAAAAAAATAATTTTGATTGAAGTTGTTTTTGAGTTCTTTGACCACACCGCTGTAGAGCAGGAATCGATCAACGCCAACCCAATAATAAATGCCGTCATACTCAATAACGCACTGACTCGACAAGATTGATGACTGACTTGTAATGATGTCATACCGCCAGTAAAACGTCTGAGGTGAACCGCCAACCGTGACTGTTGTTGGAGTGTAGGACACTCGAATCAACGAATCCAGCGCCCAGAACAAACCAGATGGCGCATTAGAACCACCGCGAACAGGCAAGCCTTTGACAATCTTTGTGGAGGCCACGTTAGTCTCGTTGGCATCAGCGCCGTTCCAATTGTATGGATCGCCAGCCGTAGAATTCTTAATCAGGCCATTGTCTCCATAAACAAAGACATAAGGGTGCAAAACACAGACTCCGCCAGACACTGAGATGGTATCGCCAGAAGGCGTTGGGCCATTTGTATCACGCAAGGGCTGAAGTGTTGTGCCAGCAATATCTCCAGCCAAAACTGGTGTTGCCACGGTTTGGTCAATTTGGGTAAGGTTTCTGCCGGGGTGCGCTAACAGCAACTGATTCCCACTCCCTTGCGAATCGAAAAGCGAATCGAATTGCCAAAGGTTTAAATCACTTGCCGTAAAACCGTTGTTGATAGTTGCAACCTTGATGGAGAACCCACTTCCAGTTCCGCCAATGCTTGCGGCGGTTGCGCTCAATGTGTTACCCACCACATAACCGTTGCCAGCCGATGTAAGAGTAACCGTAGTCACTGTTGCACCAGAAACCACAATGGTGGCCTTTGCGCCCGCTCCAGAGCCTCCAGTGAGGCTCACACCAGTGTAGGTTCCATTGGTGTATGAAGAGCCACCTACAAGCGTATTAAGCGTCAGGATGAAGCCATTGAACGTAAATTGATTGATGCCGCCACCAATACCAAGGTTGTCAATGTCAATGACTTCAAGGCCAGAACTGTATCCGCTAAAAACTTGATTTACGCCATCGGCAGAGTTGACGTACATCCCGCGAGAAATACCCGTGGCTGTTTGAGTAATTGAACGATACCCGCCAATTTTGCGTGGACGACCACGTTGGAATCGCACCCACAAACCATCGGTGTAAAAGTTCATGTCAAAGACAGTACCGTCCCGCTGGATACCGGACTGGGTGTCAATCGCAAAAACTTTTTTTGTCATTAGTAGGTACCGCCAGAAATGCCACCAGTAAAGTTACCCGTACCGTTAATGTTCAAACCCGTTGCGGTTAATGCGAATAGGTTTACGCCAAGGATTGCAATGTCAAACTCGCCAGAGGCGGCTCGGTAAACGCCCGTCGTAGTCTCTGCCGAGAAGTTAAGCGATGGGGAGCTTACAGTGCCGTTATTCAAACTAATGTTTGATGAACCCGCCAAAACCGTGTTTGCATTAAACAAGTTCACAGAATCGCAAACCAAAGTTGCCTGCGTACCTGTGGTTAGCACCGCCGTAGCACCAGAACCTGTGGTGATTGTCACGGTGTACGCGCCACTGGTTTCATTCAAAATGTAGTAAACCTGCACCGTTGAAGGGATCACAATTGTGACGTTACCTGTCAAAGTTCCTGTGTACTTCTGAATGACGTTAGAAGCCTCTGAGGCCGTCAGGGTGTATGAACCTGATGTCACGGCCTTAGACAGTTGGGTAAAGGCAAACTGAGTCGATTTGCCAAGGCCAACGGTGTAGAAGGTCACGCCACTGCAAACAATAATGCAAGAGTCTTGAGGCTGTAGAACTATGGTTGATGAACCATTTATTGTGTTGCCACCAGAGCAGGCCACAGTCAGCGCACCAGTTCCATTGTTACGCAAGAACATAAACCAGTTGTCAGCCAACGTGGAGGCCAGTGTTAACGTGATGGTGCCTGCGCCCCCAGTCCACACATAAGTGTTGGATCGATCTGCCGCTACGGCGGTGTAGTTACTTGAAAACGTAGTTACAGGTTGGCTTTGATTCAACGTCTGCCCAATTGCCAGCAAACCATAACCAGCAAGGGTGGCGGCATCAGCACCAGAAGAGCCAATACCAAAAGCAATAATGCCCCATGTGCCAGACGTTGTAGCATTGGTAGTGATGTAGATGTACTGAGCTTGGCCTGCGGCAACCGTGACAATTGTGTTGACACCAAGGTAGTCTTTGACCGTCAATGCCACCAAGCCAGTGTTGCGGATCAATGCATCTTGACCAACTGAAGCCTGATTTGCAGGCGGCATCAACAAGTAATTGCTTGCCGAATTGGTCGTCACCGACATAATCCGAGCGGTGTAGTTGTCGTCAATACTGCCGTTAATAGGCCACGACAATTGAGTCGTAGCGGTCAGGGTATAGGACTGATAGGCGACATCCGTTGGCTGGATGACGTTACCTGTAAAGGGGCTATTGAAACTCATTATGTATCCAATACTGAGGCTTGACGATCACCGATCCGCTGGATGTCCTCTTGCTTGAGGGTCTGCATGATCTGGTCGTAGTTGGCCTTCCACATCACAGAACGCTCATCGTTCTTGAGATAAGGCATGGCTTGCAAAAGCGATCCATACAGCAACGCTTGCGGGGCATATTGCGTAAACCAGTTTGACTGGTTAGAAGAATCGAGGGGTTGAATGCGCTCGTAATACAAAACTTCATATGTGTAAGCCACATCAGGCGTAGGAGCCACAAGCCAATGCGTGTAGTCGTAATCGCCATAATAAACAGGAATGTCTTTGGCGGTTGCATCAGGCCAATACTCACGCAGATACTCGTACTTGCGAAGTAGGACTGGTTGACGTTGTCCAGCCACCAAGACGTTCATGGAAACCGTTTTGTGCCAACGCGCAGGCTTATCAATGATCGGTTGGCCCACCACCATCGTGCTGGAGTTGACCGTCAAGTTGCCCAAAAACTTAATCTGGCTGGCAATAATTTGTTCTGCCAACATGATGAAGAGAGGAATCTTTTCGAGGGTCGCCGTATCCGTCCTGTTCAAATAGGACTGAATGTTCTCCACGAGGGAGTCATAGGTCATTACCGATGCGGCTGTCATTCTTTACCCCACGTTTCGTTCAAAGTGAGGACAATCCACCAACGACTTGAAGTTTCCACCCCAGCGGTTTTTAGGGTGCAAAGACTCCCAATACGCACCCAATGGCGCGAGGATGCCCTTGTCCCATATTATCTGCCCTTCCTTGAAGAAATTCAAGTCAATGGCGCACCGCTTGAGGTGAATAGAATTAAGGGTCTTGGAACGGCCTGTCTTAACGTATATGGCCTGCTGTTCAGGGGTTCTGGCTAACTCCCCCCCAGTAACCATAAAACCCTGCTCTGTGGCGTATTGGATGAGTTTGCAGGCATCTAGCAAGAATGCCGCCTGTTCTTGACTGAGGCTCATTCTTTGTCCTTCCTGCGCATCTCCATGACTTTTTCAACGGTGCGACCGCCAAAGTAGGCGGTCATTACCAGCATACCCCATTGACCTAACAGGTTGACATAAGATTCGCTAATCTTGTACCCACCACCATCTAGCAGTGCAAATATTAAATATGCCGTTAAAAGGTACACCAGAGTGCCGGGGCGCACATTCTTCGACAGCCACGAGTCAGACGACATATCAGCCTTCCAACGGTCGCTGACATTGTTTTCTTGGTTTGCCTGCGCTGTGAGCAGGGCTTGCAACTCCTCCTGCTCTAAACGGGCTTTTTCGATGCCCAACTCAAGCAGGCGCTCTTCATGGTCATACTGCAACTGACGCAGTTTGCTTACCTCTTCAGGGCTTGGGTTGTCAGAAATCTTTACGCCAAGGGCGTTTTCAACAACTTCTTTGCCCTTTGCTTGAATTGCAGAAGACAAAAGGCCCAGACCGTTCTGAGCCAATGTACCAAGGAGGGATGCAACTATTGGAATCATTTTTTCACCATTTTTTCGCGTTCTTCAAGCAGTTGGACTTTGACTTGGAGTTGATGGATGTCTTTGTATATTTCTTCTTTCATTGCGTGGCGCTTTTCGGCTGAAAGCGGAGAGTCG